GGTAGAACGGACATGATTCCAAGTATGTAGCCATGTTCGGTGAAACGGCGTTGAAAGCCGTGATTTTTGCCGATGGCAATTCCGTGTCCGTACATTTCGCCTACTGGTGCGTAGTCTACGGGTTCGGCTTCGCCTGCTTCGCCTGTAGTGTTTAGTACTTCGGAGATAACAACGGGATGTTTGCCGCCGGCCAGGAATTCTGGCCTTTGTAGGCGGGAGTCCTGAGATTTGACTCCGAAGTGGGAGAGGATCTGTTCTGCGTAGCGTGCGCCTGCCCTGGCGTTTTTTTCGAGCCATTCTTGGAGCCTGGCAGCTTTACGGAGTTCGTTTATGGAGACGGAAACTCCTTCTTCTTGGAGGTTTTCGACCCTACCGGGTACTTTAGTGGAGACTCCGTCATAGGAGGCGAGTTCTCCGTCATTTGTTGAGGCCAGGTAGTCGGTGAGGTTGTCCATTGGTTCACCGGTTTCCAGGTAGAGTTCAGAGGCTGGTTTGTAGTTGAATTCAACGGGAATTCCAACTTCGCCGCCACGTTGAGCCCAGGGGAGCGCTGAGGTAAAGTAGTCCTTTTCCCAGGCACGGGTCCTTAAGGTTAGGAGGTCTATGGGTTCCTGGCCGGTGTTTGTGTCTCCTTTGGAGTAGGGGATTTTAGCCTCTAGGTTTTGGTCGCGATAGTATTCGTTATAGATTTCCAGGTGCGCCCTAAAAGGTAGTGCGCTTAAAGGTTGGTATGAGGTTGGAGGCGTTGTCTGGTCCACAGGGGGTATGCCCATATAGTCGGCAAGGCCGCCTTCCTTAAAGTTTTCGTACCAAAAGGAGGATGCTGATAGTGTGGGGAGGGAGTGGTTATCCTCGCCATCTTCGCCGCCGGTAATGAAATCTTCCCAGTTATCCCAAACAATTCGGTTTGGGACGAAGAAGTAGTGAGTGAACACGTTTATGCGATGCATGATAGGTGCAAGCATGGGGGCGAAGCGCATGAATATTTCTGTGCTTACTTTGAATTTGTCCCCTGGGACAACTTCCTGTAGGTAAATGGGGATTAGTTCGCCCATGTTGCAGGTTAGTTTCTTTTCGTGTGAGAGGTCAAAGGCGTTTGATTTCGGTCTGCGTATTTGGACCGTTTGGAATTTTTTCATAATTGATCTTTTTTTATTGTTTTGTGAATTCTGCGCCGATAGTCGGCTAATTTGATTTGTTCTATTTCGAACCAGTTTTCTAGCTTAACGAGTTCTCGATCTTTCTCAATAGTTTTTTGTATAGCTTGATTTTTGAATTGTAATCTTTGACGCTTTGTGAATAGCTTTTTTTTGTAATAATCGGGCAAAGGTTGTTTTGCTCCGGTTTGGTTAATGACATATGGATACTGATTGTCAGTGTGCCATTTGCCAGCTCGCTGTAGATATTGAAATCCGATTCCGGGGCGTAGTGACATTTGGGCGAAAGGTTCAAGTCTGTCGTTATCTTCTTCATTTTTTTTTTTGGTTGTATTACGTATTTGGTTGTATAGTGGATTCGGGCGTAGTTAAGTGTGTCTACTTTAACGAATCCGTTGTTCCAGATGTTTTCCAGGTTATCTATTGTTTTTAGTGGAACGTTGAATAAGATAACATGATAGTGGGGTCGTTCGAGTTCTCCATATTCGCCGGCACAGAAAAAGCGTATAGGAGGCCATTTAGGGCCTTCTTTGTGTTTGGAGGCATGATGCCTTAACTTTTTCATGAAAGTCGTTATATCGGCTTTGGAGAGGGTATCTCGATCGGATGAGGTCCAGGGTTCGTTGCCTGGTGCATAGGTCAGAGTTGCGAAATAGGCTGATTTTGATGCGTGGAACTCTTCCGTAAGACGGAAGGTCCATTGATTTCGCTTTAGTACTAAGCAGCTTTCGCACTTTCCGCAAGGGACGATATTACGCTCCCCCCCAGCTTGGGAGGGAGGTAATGAGAGGGGGGCTAGGCATTTCATTTAGAGCCTGATTCCACCGCGTGAGACTGTGTAAGTTTTTTGCCTGCGGGCGCGTTTTTTGCCTCTGCGGCTTCTTCTGGTGCTTCTGTTTCTTCTTCTTCGCATGATTTCTGGTATTTGAGGGCTTGTTCATAGAAAGCCCGGTTTATAATTTCGTACATCTGATCATTCAGAGTTACGGTTAATTTGATTGGATAGAATTTGTGTGGCTCGAGGCTCATTTTGATGTTCTCGAGGATTTTTAGGTGATCTTGCTTTGCATTTTCCATGTTAAATAAAGGTTAAGATTGAATAATAAATGATTAGGGGCGCAGCCCCTTGCCCCCTATTCTTTTGGGGGGGGCAATGGTTGCTTATTCGTAAGGCGTATTGAATAATGTAAATTGACTGTTTTTTTTGCATATAGGGAATTTAGTGAACATTTTCGGTTCCTGGAATACCGGGAATTCAGAGAATTTCGAGTATTGCCCAGGTATAGGTTGTTGGGTAGAGAATGAGAGGTTGGGAGTGATATCCCGATTAGACTTATAGGTTTGTTCCTCATCTTTAAAAGTTTGTGTTTGGTCCGATGTCCCGGTTTTGTTTGTAGTCATTGTATGAGTATTTAGAGAATTTTTGCCTGGTCGGGGCCGTTAGTCGCTTTGCGCTTCCTTTTGCGAATTTACCGCCTATTCCAAGGCCAATGGCCTTTCCGGCGATGTTCGCTATGTTGTTGACGTTTTGCCATTTGTAGGCACGCTTTTTGGTCATGAGGTCCATTAATGCCAGGTCGGTTTGTCCATCTATAAGGGCCATTTTTTTTGCCTGCATTTGATAGAGTTGGTTTTGTATTCCGCGGCTTTTGTGTAATAGATTCCATTTAGTGTTCATTTCGGCCTGATAGTTATTCTTTTTTAGGCCGTATTGGTCGCGGTAGGTAAGGTTTTGACCCTTTTTCCAGGAGAGGCCCATGAATCGCTCCTCTTCATTGATTCGCTGTATTGCATTGTCTATGAGGCCGCCTGTTTTTCGGACTTCTGTGAGGTCCGTAGTTGCGTGGGTCTGTGCTGTCGCAGCGTCAGTATTTCGAAGGCCAGCTTCTACCTGACGTTGATTGTTGTAATTCTGGATCATGGGGACCTGAAGGTTAGTCCCCTTCTTTTTAAGTCCAGCTTTTGTAGGTGAGTGTTGCGGGGAGCTTGAAGCATTGCCCGCACTCCCTTGTCCGTATATGAGATTTGGATTAAGCCCTGCTTCCTTGAAACGTTGCATTTGGGCTTTGGGGGAGTTGTATTGGTTGGCATTGTGCCATTGTTGCAGGTTTAGGTCATAGCTGTATTTAGCTAGTTCCTTATTTGCATCGGTTTGTTTATCTATGTTTTTATCATAGAAGTGTTGTCCTAGGATTTGAGCCCCGAGTCCGGAGGCTGTTTGTATTCCTGCTATTGCTAGTTGTGACATGGTGTAAATATATGAATTTTTATTGATTTGTGTTTAGTGTGACGCTATCGCTGTCACTTGGAGTTAGTATATCAAGTATAGTACTAACTCTTTCACTCGCTATTTGTCGTGCCTATTTGAGTCGGGTTTGCTTCGCTATTTTTATGCTCTTCGATTATTTTTTTGCGCTCTGCTTCCTTCTCTTTTTGGGCACTTTTTTTGGCGCGAGTGGTTTTTATGAAGTCCTCTCTTTCGAGGACTTCTTGGGTTTCCAGACCTTGTTCTGTGAGGTCTGATAGGTCAAGGTCTGGTTTCCTGAATATGTCAGGATTGTCTATGTCGGGATTTTCATCGTATTCGGGTGTCCGACCGACGGGAGGCATGATGCCTTTGGCGTATTTTTCCAGGAGTTCCCTGATGGTGAAGGCTTCGCCTTGTATGGTTTGGCTTTCGCCCTGGGGGTTCTCTTTGGGTTCGTCTTTGTAGTTGTATTTGAATTTGTTCCTGATAATCATAATGTTTATGTTTTTTTCTAGGTTAATAATGGGGCGGCCGTTACGGCTCGAGGAATCCTGCTGCGCAGGCGTTCTCGCCGTGGCCGCCCCCCCGGTGTCCCACCGGTAAAGATGCCTATTACAACCTTGGAGTCCCAAAGTAAGGCATTGGACGCAAAGCACGCACCCTATTATAAATCTGCACATATAAATGGTCGATTTCGGTATCTGTTACTGCAAAGATACGTGTTGATGGGTTTGCTTTTATAAAACTGTTGTTTAAAACAGGTTGTCCGGTGAATTCTCTGCCTAAGTGCCAGAAATCCAGCGTGGTACGGTAAGCCGCATGGACGGAGCTGTTGGTGTATTTATATTCCGCGTAGCGTTCCTGATAGCCGAAGGTAGTGTTACCCAGGTTGTTACCGGGTCCTTCGTCTGCGACGGGTTCGAGTGGGTTGAACCAGAGTTCGCGATTGAATATTTCCTGTTCGCCCAGGTTGGCGAATTCGGGCCAGTAGTAGTCGAATTTGTCATATTTGGTCCACATCCTGTCGATTCCGGTGTTATAGGATGTTCGGGGTAGAACGGACATGATTCCAAGTATGTAGCCATGTTCGGTGAAACGGCGTTGAAAGCCGTGATTTTTGCCGATGGCAATTCCGTGTCCGTACATTTCG